CAAAACCCGCGCCGTGTACGACGTTATCGACACCGCCCGCGGCGCGCGTGAACAGTCCATCCTGTGGAACATCACCACCGCCGGCACCGACCGCAGCGGCATCTGCTACGAACGCCGAACGCACCTCACCAAGGTGCTTGACCGCGTGATTGATGACCCCAGCCTATTCGGCGTCATCTACACCATCGACGACACCGACGACCCCTTCGTCGAAGCCAGCTGGGCCAAGGCCAACCCGAACTGGGGCGTCAGCGTCTTGCGCGACGACATGGAAAGCGCGGCCCGCAAAGCCGCCGCCATGCCGTCGGCGATCAACAACTTTTTGACCAAGCGCCTGAACGTCTGGGTCAACGGCGACAGCAGCTGGATGGACATGCGCGCGTGGGAGCGCTGCGCCGACCACACCCTGCAGCTGGCCGACTTCGCGGGGGAGCGCTGCTGGATGGGCCTGGATCTGGCCCAGAAAAAAGACTTCGCCGCGCTGTGCATCGTGTTCGAGCGCGCCGGCACCTGGCACGTGTTCACACGTCTGTACCTGAACGAGCTGGCCGTGCAAGAAAGCGGCAACGCCCACCTGTCCGGCTGGGCCCGCGCCGGCTACGTGCAAGTCACCGACGGCGACATCACCGACTTTGACGTCGTGGCCGAAGACCTGCGCAGCTACTGCCGCCAGTTCGACGTGCAAGAAATCGCGTTCGACCCGGCGCTGAGCATGTACTTCGCCGGCAAGCTGATCGAAGAAGGCCTGCCGCTGGTCGAGATCACGCAACGCGCCATGTTCTTCACGCCCCCGCTGATCCAGGTTGAGAACCTGGTGCACGAAGGCAAACTGAAATTCGACGGCAACCCCGTCATGACCTGGATGGTCAGCAACCTGGTCGTCAAGGTCAGCAAGTTCAACGAACTGCGCAGCCCGACCAAAGAGCGCCCCGAAAACAAGATCGACGGCCCCATGGCCATGCTCATGGCGCTGGGCCGGGCGCTGGCGGTTCAAACCTCGGGCCGATCCTTCTGGGACGTGGAAGACCCTGACAACCCCACTGGCGCCACACCACCCGCCGAAACACTGGAGCAAGCATGAACCTCTGGCAGCGCATCACAGGCGGCGGCCGCAAAGCCGCAGCCGCTGCCGGCAATGACGGCCTGCCCGACATCCTGGCGCGCATTCTTGGCGGCGGTGCCCGGTCCAAGTCTGGCGCCATGATCACGCGCGACAACGCGCTGCGCGTCTCTGCCGTGCTGGCCTGCGCCCGCGTCATCAGCGAAGGCGTCGCGCAAGTGCCGTTCAAGGTCATGCGCACCGGTCGCTCGCCGGTCAGCGTGTACCCCACGCGCTCCGACGCCGAAGACCACCCGCTGTTTGATCTGCTGTATCGCCAGCCGAACGACTGGCAGACCTCGTTCGAGTTCCGCGAAACCATGGTGCTGCATGCGCTGTTCGCGGGCAGTGCGTACGTGTACAAAAACAAGATATCGGTCGGCGGCCGCGGCCCGCAGATTGCCGAACTGATTTTGCTGGACCCGTCGCGCGTCACCGTCACGCAAAACGAAGACTGGTCGCTCACCTACAAAGTGCGCGGCCGCACCGGAGAGCCCAAGCCCATCCCGCAGGCAGACATCTGGCACATTCGCGGCCCCAGCTGGGACGGCGTGCTCGGCATGGACGTGCTGAACCTGGCGCGCGAAGCCATCGGCCTGTCCATCGCCGCTGAAGAAAGTCAAGCGACACTCCATGACAAAGGGGTGCGTCCCAGCGGCGTGTACACCGTCGAGGGCTCTCTCAGCCCGGAAGAACACCGCAAGCTCAAAGCCTGGATCGAGCGCGAAGGCGCCGGCGCACAAAACGTCGGCAGCGTCATGCTGCTGGACCGGTCTGCCAAGTTCCAGAGCCTGGCCATGACCGGCGTGGACGCCCAGCACCTGGAAACGCGCCGCTTCCAGATTGAAGAGGTTTGCCGGTTCTTCCGCGTCATGCCCATCATGGCCGGGTACAGCGACAAAACCGCCACCTACGCCAGTGCGGAACAAATGTTCCTCGCGCATGTGGTGCATTGCCTCATGCCCTGGTATGAGCGGATCCAGCAAAGCGCCGAAGTCCACCTGCTCACCCGCGAAGAGCGCCGGGAAGGCTACTACATCAAGCTGGTCGAGGCCGGCCTGCTGCGCGGCGCCATGAAAGACACCGCTGAATACCTTGGGCGCCTCACCCAGGGCGGCACCATGGCCCGCAACGAAGCCCGCGCCAAGCTCGACCTGAACCCACTGGCCGGACTGGACGAACCGCTCACCCCCACCAACATGACCACCGACCCCACCCGCTCACCCCCACCAACATGACCACCGACCCCACCGGCGCCCCGTCCACGGGCGACACCACAGGAGCCAAGCCATGAGCTACGCCCGCGCCGCCTTCGGCCTGAAAGAAATCAAGTTTGACGCCTCTACAGGCGCCGACAGCGCCACCGACATGCTGTTTTCCGGCTACGGTGCGGTGTTCGGCAACGTGGACAGCTACGGCGACGTCATCCAGCCCGGCGCCTTTGCCGACACCCTGGCCGCCGCGCAAAAAAGCGGCATCTTCCCCAGCATGCTGTTGCAGCATGGCGGCTGGGGCATCGGCGCGGACGACATGACGCCCATCGGCGTCTGGACCAGCCTGAGTGAAGACGGCCACGGCCTCATGATCGAAGGCAAGCTGGCCGACACCCCACGCGGACGCGAAGCCTACACCCTGCTCAAGATGACGCCGCGGCCGGCCATCACCGGCCTGAGCATCGGCTACATCCCCAAGGAATGGGCGCAGCGCAGCAAACCCGAAGAGCCGCGCCGCACCCTGAAAAAGGTCGACCTGCTGGAAGTCAGCCTGGTCACCTTCCCGGCCAACGACAAAGCGCGCATCAGCCGGGTCAAGTCTGGCGCGGCAGACTTTGACGAACGTGAATTCGAGCAGACCCTGAGAGATTCAGGCCTGTCCCGGAAGGAAGCCCAGATCGTCATTGCCCACGGCTTCCGGCACCTCAAGTCCCTGAGTGATTCCGGGAGTGCGGAGCTTGACGAACTGGCGGCGGCCATCAAACGCAACACCGATCGCCTGCTCGGTGCCTAACCGCAACCACCAAACGCAACCCCTCATCGAAAGAAAGGATCTGCATCATGCAGCTCACGCGCAAACACTTCACCTTCGGCCTCATCGCCGTGTTGGCTGTCATGGCCGTTTTTGCCCTGACCGGCTCCCCGTTGGTGCCGCCTGAAGTCCTGGCCTCGATTGGCCTGGTCCCGATGGCCATGTCGGGCGAAATCGAAATCAAAGACATCAAGAAGCTGCTGGACCAGCAAGGCGAAGCCTGGGGCGAGTTCACCCGCAAGAACGACGAACTGCTCAAGGCCAAAGCCGAAGGCAAAGCCGTCGCCGACTTGCAGGCCACCGTCGACCGCATCAACGGCGAGCTGAGCAAGCTCAACGCCGATATCGTCGAGATTGCCAAAAAGGCAAACAGGCCCACCGCCAATGGCGCCTCCGAGGTCACGGCGGAAATGGCCGAATACAAGACCGCGTTCGGCAACTTTCTGCGCAAGGGTGACGAAAACGGCCTGGCCGAGTTGCAGCGCAAAGCCATGAACGCCGGCTCCGGCCCGGACGGCGGCTTCCTGGTGCTGCCCGAGATGGACCGCGAAATCCTGCGCGTCGTCGGCGTCACCAGCGCCATCGGCCGCCTGGCGCGCCAGGTCACCATCGGGACGGACACCTACAAAAAGGTGGCCAAGACCAGCGGCATGACCGCCCGCCGTGTCGGCCCCGGCGCCACCGGTGGCGAGACGACCAACCCCAAGTATGCCGAGCTGGAGTTCACCGCCCACACGGCGGAGGCTGAGCCATGGGTGTTCAACGAAACGCTCCAAGACGCCATCATCGACCTGGAAATGGACCTCGCCAACGAGGCCTCCATCGCCTTCGCCGAACTGGCCGGCAGCGAATTCGCCACCGGCTCCGGCGTCGGCTCTGCGCGCGGCATCACGGCGTATGACACCGTGGCCAACGCCAGCTACAGCTGGGGCAAGATTGGCTACGTCGTCACCGGCAACTCCGGCGCCTTCGCGTCCAGCAACCCGGGCGACGATCTGATCGACCTGCAGCACAGCCTCAAGGCGCAATACCGCCCCGGCGCTGCGTTCGTCATGGCCGACGCCACGCTGGCCAGTGTGCGCCAGATGAAAGACGGCACCGGCGCCTTCTACCTGTGGCAGCCCGACCCGCTGGCCGGCTTCGGCGGCCGCCTGCTGGGCAGCCCGGTGGAGATCGACGACAACATGCCCGTCGCCGCAGCCGACAGCCTGTCCATCGCCTACGGCAACTTTGCCCAGGGCTACGTGGTGGTCAACCGCTCGGGCACCGTGGTCATCCGCGACAACGTAACGGCCAAGGGCAAGACGAAGTTCAACTTCCGCCGCCGCTTCGGTGGCGGGGTGCAGAACTTCGAGGCCATCAAGCTGCTGAAGTTCGGCACCTCCTGATCGCCAGCACCCGCCCACCTGCCGACACCACGCCCGCGCCCGCGCCCGCCGGTGTCGGCGGCCACGCCACACAAAACACCTCAAGGATCCCGCCATGAAAGACCTCATGAACACCGTGAACGTCAAGCGCGTTCTCTCTCCCGTTTCCGTTGCAGACACCACGGCCCAGGTGGGCCAGATCATCGACCGCAAGGGCTTTGAATCGCTCACCTACGTCATCGCCACCGGCTCCATCGCCGACGCTGATGCCACCTTCACCGTGCTGCTGGAAGAGTCGGACGCCTCCGACATGACCGGCGCCTCTGCCGTGGCCGATGCCGACCTGCTCGGCACCGAAGCCCTGGCCGCCTTCCAGTTCGACGACGACAACGAAACCCGCAAGCTCGGCTACATCGGCAGCAAACGCTACACGCGCCTGACCATCACGCCCGTGGGCAACGCCAGCGCCGCCCTGCTGGCGGCGGTGGCCGTGCTCGGTCACCCGCAGATCGCGCCCACAGCCAACCCCCCCGTCTGACCCCCAGACCCCCAAGTGAAACGCCCTCCCCGTGAGGGCGTTTTGCCTGGGCGCCTGCCCATCCCCTCCACCGCACACCCGCCCGCATCATGCCCACCATCCGCCACACCGACGCCGCCGTCGAGCCGCTCACGCTGGCGGAGGCCAAGCGCCACCTGCGGGTGGATGACAACGACGCGGACACCAACGCCGACATCGCCAGCGCCATCACCACCGCGCGCATGGATGCCGAACACCGCCTGCAGCGCAGCCTGATTACCACCGTGTGGCAGTACACCGCAGACGAATTCCCCGTGCGCGACTGGCGGGACTGCCGCGACTGGCACGACCGCGCCCCCATCCGCCTGCCCATGGGCCAGGTCAACAGCATCGTCCACATCAAGTACACCGACGTCGGCGGCGTGCTGCGCACCTGGGCGGCTGAGCAATACCAGCTGCATGCCGACCGCATCACGCCCGCGCCCGGCGTCAGCTGGCCCGACACCCTGGCCGACAAAGCCGGCGCCATCGAAGTGCGCTACAGCGCAGGTTATGGAGACGCCGCCGCCACCGTGCCCGGCCCCATCAAAAGCTGGCTGCGGCTGGCCGTGGCCGACCTGTGGGAACAGCGTCGCCGAAGCACCGAAAAGCCGCTGGTCCCCCAGCACTTTGCCGACCACCTGCTGGACGCCTACCGGATCTGGAGCGTGTGACCCATCATGCAAGGCATCGAACCCGGCACCCTCACCGAGCGCCTGCTCATCGAGGCGCCCTCCGTCGCCGTCAGCACCAGCGGATCGCGCACCACCACGTGGGCCCCCATTTCCCGCGGCGCCTCTGGCGTCGTCTGGGGCCGAAAGCTCACCGAGCGCGGCGTCGAAGTCTTCGCCGGCCACGCCTTGCTGGGCAAGGTCGAAATCGGCTTCGCCATCCGCTGGTGGGCGTCGCACGGGCTCACACCGCAGCACCGCTTCACCTGGCGCGGCACGGTCTACAGCATCGTGGCTGTCATTGAAAGCCAGCCTAAAGTCGAGCTGATCCTGCTGGCCACAGCCGGCCTCAACCGGGGGTAAGCCCATGGCACAGCGTCAAACCACCTCCGTGCGCATCGACGGCCTGCGCGAACTCGGCGAGCGCATGCGCAGCCTCAGCGCCGACATGGCCGGCCGCGTGGCCCGCCAGGCCACCGCCGCGGGGGCCAGCGTCACCCGCAAAGCCATCCGCGACCGGGCCCCGCGCGACACCGGCAACCTGGCCGCCGCCGTCGTCCTCAAACGCGTGCGCGACACCGCGCTGACCGAAGAATATGTCGTGGCGGTCCGCAAAGGCCGCGCCCGCGACGTCAAAGCCGCCAAGGCCGGCACCGGCCGCCTGGGTAAAGACGCCTTCTATGCGCGCTTCGTCGAATTCGGCACCGTGCACGCACCCGCCCAGCCCTTCATCGGGCCGGGCTTTGACGCATCCAAAGAGCAGGCCGCCCAGGCCATTGCCCGCCGCCTCAAACAGCGGCTTGACAAAGCCGGCGCCTGAATGCGCCGCCCCCAGCCACCAGCACCATGACCACCGCCGCCCAAAACACCGCCATCTTCGCCGCCCTCACCGGCCTGGTCAGCGGGCGGGTGTACCCGGTCATGTTTCCGCAGCAGCCGCTGCCCGTCTGGCCGGCCATCCGCTACACGCCGGCCGGCGGCACCACCCACAGCACCAGCTGCGGCACCAGTGACGAGGATGACCCCGCCGTGCAGATCGACTGCGCTGCAGAGACCTTCGACGCCGCCGTCACCCTGGCCGCCAGCGCCCGCACCGCGCTGGAGGGCATCACCCTCTGCCCGGTGCTGGCCGACAGCCCGGCACTCTACGAGTTTGATGCAGAAACGCGCACCTGGCGCAGCCTGCAGCGCTTCACCTTCTACCCGGCCCCTGCGGCCTGACCCGTTCCAACCCGCCCGCTTGGGGCACCACCACCGACCGAGAGGAAACCACCATGACCCGAGCCCGGACCTACAAGTTCTACGGCACCGAATTCAAGGCCAGCACCGCCTGGGGCGCCACCAAAACCATCACCGGCGCCACCAACGCCAGCCCGTGTGTCATCACCGCTGTGGCGCACGGCGTTGCCGACTCCGCCCCGGTCAAAATCCTGGCCGTTGGCGGCATGACCGAGCTCAACGGCCATGTCTACATCGCAGAGCGCCTCACCGACGACACCGTGCGCCTGTTGGGGGTGGACGCCACCGGCTTCGGCGTCTTCACATCCGGCGGCACACTGCAGCAAGCCACCATGACCGCCACCTGCCAGGAAACCGGCTACAGCTTTGACAGCGGCTCCACCCCGGTCACGGAAGATGAAACCAACTGCGGCGTCGCCGTCAGCCTGGGCGCCCCGCGCCTGGGCAGCGTCAGCCTCAACTTCAAGCAGGCCGACGACACCCTGCAGCTGGCCTTGGAAGCATCCCGCGCCGCCGGCAGTGAGATGGCCTTCCGCGTCGAGGTGGACGGCATGCCCTACGTGCGCTATGACGTCGGCTACGTCACCCAGTTGACCGAGGCCGGCTCTGCCGGCGCCACCTGGGACGGCACCGCCAGCGTCACGCTCACACAAGCGCGCGTCAAGGTGGCCGCCTGATGGTCGCACCGGTCGATCGGGCCGCCTTCCTGGCGGCCCTTGCGCAAGCCGCCGCGCCCCGGTTGCGCGGCGTCACGCTGCCCGGCATCGGCGCCTGCTACATGCGGCCCGTCACCGCCGGCGATGTGTTCGACGCCGAATCCGCCCGCGCCGCGCTCACAGCGGCCGGGGTCGAGGTCACGCAAAAGGTCAACATCGCCATCGGCCTGGCGCAGAGCCTGTGCGACGAGACCGGCGCCCCCCTGCTGGACCCGGCCAATGCGGACCACATCCGCCAGCTGCTGGCCCTGCCGTGGGAAACCGTCAGCGTCGCCATGCAAGACCCCGACGCCCCCGCAGCAGGCAGCGAAAAAAAAGCCCGCCGCCCCAGCGCCTGACCCCCACGCAGGAATACCTGCTGGACCTGTCATTCGCGCTGGGCGTGCCGCTGCACCACCTGCGCGACATGCCCGCGCAAGACCTGGCGCACTACCAGCGCTACACCGCCCGCCGCCTGTTCCCCGGGCGCCGGCTTGAGCTGCTGCTGGCCAACCTGGCGCGCGTGCTCGCCAAGGTCAACGGCAACAACAACGTCAGCCTCGAAGATTTCCTCTTCGACCCGCCGCCAGACGCAGACACCCCCGCACCCGGCGCCCCCGGGCCCGAGGCAGACAAAACCAGCCGGCAGCGCGCGCTTGCCGGCTTTTTCTGATGTTTTACGCCCATACCCAGCGTAAAAAGGTCATATAACGCTATAAAAACCAGAGCACCGCGCCATGTCAAACACTCTCGGGTCGCTGGTCGTATCGCTGGGGCTCGATGCCGCGCAGTTCACTGCGGGGTTGAGCAAGTCCGACCGGCAGGCCCAGCAATGGGCCGACAAGTTTGTGGGCGCCATCGAAAGCGCGCGGGTTGCCGCCCTGGGGTCGGCAGCGGCCATCGGCGCGGCCTACGCCGTGCTGGACCGGCAGCTCGAAAGCCTCGCCGGCTTCCAGGACCTGGCTGACAAGATCGGCGACACCGCCGTCAACGTCGCCACCCTGCAGCGCGCGGTGGACGTCAGCGGCGTGTCGTTTGACACGCTCTCCACCGCCAGCGTCAAACTCACCGCCGCGCTGGCCAAGAGCGACGACGAAAGCAAAGGCGCCGCCCTCGGGCTGGCCGCCATCGGCATCGAGGTAGACGCTTTCAAAAAGCTCAGCCCGGTCGAGCAGCTCGACGCCGTGGCCCAGGCCCTGGCCAAGTTTGAGGACGGCGCTGGCAAAACCGCCACCGCCGTGCAGATCTTCGGCCGGTCCGGTGCGGAGCTGATGCCCATCCTCAACGACCTGGCAGACGGCAGCGAACGGCAGACCCGGCTGACCGAAGAGCAGATCGTCGCCGCCGACGAATACAGCAAATCCACCGCCCGCCTGCGCAGCGATATCGCCGGGCTGGCCCGCACCACCGCCGCCGATGCCGCCCCGGCCATGCGTGACATCGTGGAGCTGCTGCGCGACGTGTTGCGCTACAGCACCAACGCCGCGGGCGGCTTCAGCGTGTTCAACGCCGCGCTGGGCGGTGTCAAGGCCACGTTGCAGGTCATCGCCGGCATCGGCTCCGACGTGGTGTTTGTCTTCCAGACCCTGCGCGACACCTTGGGCGCCTACGGCGCCTTTCAGGCCCGCTTCCTGTCGGGCGATCTGCGCGGCGCCCTGGCGGTGTTTGACAGCTACGACGAGATCAGCAAAAAGCGCCGCGCCGATCTGGACGCCTTCCAGGCCCGCCTGATGGGCACCGCCCCGCCGCCGCCCGTTGGGGCCCAGAGGGTCGGCAGGCCCAGCATCAACACCGCCGGATTCGGCGGATTCGGCGGAGGCAGCGAGGGCGCAGCAGCCGGCGCCGATCCGCGCTTTTCCGGCCTGACCTACGACGAACAGATTACCCGCCGCGTCGGCGCGCTGCTCGAAGGCTCGGCCGTCATCAAGGCCAAGGAGTACCTGGACACCCTGGCGCAGCTCGATGCGCTGTACTTCTCCGGCGCCATCAACGGCCGCCTGTACGCCAGCGCCGTCGACAAATTGGCCGGCTCCACCGCCCGCGCCGGCAAAGAGGTTGACCTGCTTGCGGAAGAGCAAAAACGACTGGCCGCGCTGCTCGACGCCACGCAAAGCGCCGGCATCGAACGCCAGCGCGCCGACATGGAGCTGCTCACCAAGGCCCTCACCGCCGGCACCATCAGCAAACAGCAGTACATGGAGGCCGCAGCCGCCCGCCTCGGCCTCGTCGCCCAATCCACCACCGAAGCGGTGGACCAGGCCAAGCGCCTGGGCGATGCCTTCGCCAACACCTTCGATTCCGCCTTCCGGGGCGGCATGAAGCTGGGTGATTTGCTCAAAAAGCTGGCCTTTGACGCCATCAACATCCAGTTTTTGACCCCCGCCGCGCAACAGGCCGGCACCTGGCTGGGCGGCATGGTCTCCAACGCCTTCAAGCCCGGCGGTTTGTTGTCGTTCGCCGGCGGCGGCTACACCGGCAACGGCGGCCGGGGCGGCGGTCTGGACGGGCAGGGCGGTTTCCTGGCCATGCTGCACCCGCGTGAAACGGTGGTGGATCACACCACCGGCGGCGGTGCGGGCGGCGGTGCCCAGCTGGTGCAGCACATCACCATCGACGCCCGGGGCGCCGATGCCGGGGTCGAGTCGCGCATCCGCGCTGCCATGGCGCAGACCAAGACCGAAACCCTGGCGCTGGTCCAGTCCCGTGCCAACCGGGGCGGCAGCTTCGCCGCTGCCCTCGGGAGGGCCTGAGCATGACCACCAGCTACACCACATCCGGCGTCACCGTGCACCACTGGCCGCGCAGCGTGCGGCCGGCGCAGGTGGCGATTGCCGTGCGCTACAACACCAGCAGCTTTGCCAGCCCGTTCACGCGCACGGTCCAAACCACCGAGCTGCCCGGCGCCCTGCACACCGCCACGGTCGACGCGCCAGCCCTGGCCCCCGCCGCCGCGCGGGATGCCCGCGCCTTCCTGGCCAGCCTGCGCGGACAGGCCGGCCGCTTTGTGCTGGGTGTCTACCCCTGCCGCTACGCGCCCCCCAGCGCCGGCGGGGCAGACCGCAACACCACCATCCCGCTCACGGCGGATTTCACCACGCTGACCGGTGACACCACGTTGATCACGGCCGACGCCACCACCATCCGGCTCGAAACCACCTTCACCGTCACCAGCGCCCCCAACACCACCACCCTCCACGGCACGCTGTGGGCCAACAGCGGCAAGGCGCCGCTGCAGGTGGGAAGCTACATCAGTTGGGACGACGCCAGCGGATGGCGGCACCTGCACACCGTCACGGCCATGACCCACACCGTCAGCACCGGCGCCGCCGTGCTCACCGTGGCGCCCCCCATGCGCGCGCTGCCCGGGCCCAGCACACCCATCCACGTGCACGCGCCTTCGGCCATCTTCATGTTGACATCCGACGATGCCGCCACGCTGCGCCCCGAAGGCACCCGCCACAGCCTCACGGTGGACGCCGTGCAGGCCCATCCCCTGCAGGTGACGGCATGACGCGCGGCCTGAGCACCGAACTGCTCGCCGCCGTCCGCGCCCCGGTGGTGCGCCCCTTCATGGCCGCGCACCTGGACTTCCCGGACGGCGCCGTGCGCGTGTGCAGCCTGCCCACCAGCGTCAGCATCGACGGACAGGTGTACTACGGCACCGGCGCCCTGGGCGAGATCAGCGCCATCGAGGCCGGTGCGGAGGCGCGGTCCTACGGCTTCACGCTGGCCTTGAGCGGCATCCCCGGCGACTGGGCCGCCTACCTGCGCAGCCAGGACGTGCAAGGCCGCGCCGTCACCATCACCCTGGGCCTGTGCGATGAAGGCTACAGCGTCATCGGCACCCGCACGATTGCGGTGGGCCGAATGGACACGCAGGACGTGCAAGTCGGCGAGCGCACCGCCGTGGTGGTCGCGTGCGAGTCCATCGCCGTCGATTGGGAGCGCGCCCGCATCCGCCGCTACACCGATGCCGACCACCGCGCCCGCCATGCCGGCGACGGTTTTTTCAAATACGTCGCGGCCATGGAAAACCTCGAACTCTCGTGGGGGTTCGCATGACGCACGCCGCCATGACCACCCGCGCGCCGGATCTGGACGCGCGTCTTCAAACCCTGCTCACCACCTGGCGCGCCCGTGCGTTTGTGTGGGGTGTGGCCGACTGCTGCCAGTTCGCCCGCGCCGCGCTGGTGCAGATCCACGGCGTGCCGGCCGATCGCTTGCCCGACCCCCTCTACACCACCGAAGCCGACGCGCTGGCGCACCTGGAATCGCTGGGCGGCATCCCCGGGCTGATCGCCCGCGCCGACCTGGCCGTGCGCGATGACCTGGCCGACACCCAGCGCGGTGACCTGGTGCTGATCGCCGCGCCCGCGCCTTGGGCCGGCGCCCTGGCCGTGGTGGGCGGGCAGTTCGCCCACCTGCCCGGCCCGCTGGGCCTGCGCGCCGTGCCGCGCCGCCACTGGCGCGCCGCGTTCTACCGCCCGGCGGATGACGACGGCCAGAAAGGCGGGTGCTGACATGCCCCAAGCCATCGGCGCCTTTGTGGCCGACGCGTTTGCGTTCGGCGTGGCCGGTGCCACCGTGGGCACCGCCGCCCTGATCGAGACCGCTGTCACCTTTGCCGCCTCGGGGGTGCTCAACGTCGCCGCCCAAAAGCTGCTGGCGCCCTCGGGCAGCCAGGGCGGGGCGGCAGCGCCCAGGGTGCTCAATACCACGGTGCGCCAGAGTGCCGCCGCGCGGCGGCTGATCTTCGGCACCGTCAAGACCGGCGGTGTCTTTGTTTACGCCGCCCAGAGCACCGACGGCGCCGACGCCTGGTTGGTCACCGCCCTGGGCGAGGGCGAGATCGACGGGCTGGAATCCACCTGGTGGGTGGGCGATGAGCTCAGCACCGACAGCAAATTCACCGGCCTGCTCACCCGCGAGGTCTACACCGGCACCGCCAGCCAGACCGCCAGCGCCGCGCTGATCGCCGCATCCGGCGGGGAGTGGACCAGCGCGGAAAAAGGCACCGGCGTGGCCTACGTCGTCACACGCTACACCTTCAACCGCAACGCCTTCCCGCGCGGGCTGGTGTGGCCCACCTTCACCGTGCGCGGCCTCAAGCTGTTCGACCCGCGCACCACCACCACGGTGCACAGTGCCAACCCGGCGCTGGCGCTGCTGTGGTTCATCCGGTCGGAATTCGGCTACCGCGCACCCGACGCCTTGATCGACTTCGACAGCTTCGCCGCCGCCGCGTCCGTGTGTGATGAGTTGGTCGACAGCATCGATCCGGCCAACGTGGTCGGCGCCGCCACCGGCAAGGTCCGGCGCTACACCATCAACGGCGTGTTTGAGACCGCCGCCGGCCCCGCCGCCACCGTGGCCGAGATCGAGCGCTGCATGGCCGGCCGGCTGGTGTTTGACGGGGAGAAATACCGCTGCTATGCCGGCGCCTGGCGCGCCCCCACCGGCCCCACCCTGACGGCCGAAACCCTGCGCGCCGCGCCCACCTACCGCACGCACCCCGGCCGGCAGCAGCGCATCAACGTCGCACGCGGCACCTACCGCGAGCCCAAACAAGACTGGCAAGAGACCAGCTACGCCGAACAGCAGCTTGCCGCCGCCGTCATTGCCGAAGACGGCGAAATCGTCCAAAGCATCAACTACCCCGCCGTCACCAACGGCGCCACCGCCCAGCGCCTGGCCCGCATCGCCATGCGCGAAGCCCGCGCGGCCGTGCCGCTCATCCTGCCGTGCAACTGGGCCGCGATGGCCTGGCGCCTGTACGACACCATCGCGGTCGATCTGCCCGAGCTGGGCATCACGCCAGACAGCACCTGGCTGATCACCGCGTACACCTTTGTGGAGGGCGGCGGCATCGACATCACCTGCGTGCCGCACAACGCGGACGTCTACGCCTGGGATGCCGAGACCGATGAGCAGCTGGTGCCCGATCTGGTCAAGCCCTCCTTCAACAGCCTTCCGCCCGCCATCAGCGGATTGAGCACCACCGGCCAAGCCATCGACGCCGGGCAGGAATACCAGCGCCTGAGCCTGTCGGCCAGCTGGACGGCGGTGACCTGGGCGCGATTGACGCACTACGAAGTGCAATGGAAGGCCGCTGCCGACGCCACCTGGGACCGCACCGCCACGGTGACCGCGCCCTTTTGGGAAACCAGCGCCGTGCGCCGTGGGGTCAGCTACGACGTGCGCGTGCGCGTCATTGGCGCCGGTGGCGAGGTGGGCGACTGGGCCAGCACCGCCGGCAGCGTGGCCAACGACACCACCGCGCCCGCCGCGCCCAGCGGCGCCGCGGTGGACTCGCCCGGCTTGCACGTCATCACCTGGACCAACCCGGTGCAGGCCGACTTCCGCGCCACCCTGGTCTATGCCGACGCGGCCCTGATCGCCACCGTGCCCGGCCGCCCGTCCGCCCCCATGCGCGTGGAGTACGGCCTGCCCGCCGGCACGGTCTACACCCTGGCATCGATCGACGGCGCAGGCAACACCAGCAGCACCGTCACCGCCGGCACCGGCACCAGCAACCCGCCGCTGGATTGGGCTACCGACCTGAGCGCGCTCGACGCCCGCGTCACCGACCTCGAAACACCCTGATCAACACACCAAGACAAGGACACCCACCATGGCAGACGAAGTAGTTCGCACCGGCACCGTTGACGATGACGGCACCGGCGACACCCTGCGCCAGGCCTTCGCCCTCATCAACTACCAGTTCGGCGTCACGCGCTCGCTGCTCAGCGGGCGCGGCACCTGGACCACCGGCACGGCGTACAAAGCCACGCCCCACCGCGAATGGGTCATCCAGGGCGGTACCGCCTATGTCTGCGCGGTGGACCACACCGCCGGCACCTTTGCCACGGATCTGGCCGCCGGCAAGTGGATCAGCGCCGACGCGGTGCAGCTGGTCGCCGACCTGGCCAGCACGCTCAGCAACAAGAGCGCCGGCATGGTGGCCTTGGACTACCTGACCGACGGCTCGCTGGCGCGCACGGTGCGCGCGTTTGTGATGGCCGCAGAGATCCAGGCCGAGGGATTCAGCGGCGTGGACAACACAGGCGCCACCGACAGCACCACCGGCCTGCAGAAGGCCTTGAAATTCGCCATCGCAACCGGCAAAACGCTGGTGCTGCAGGGCAGCTACACCATCAGCGCGGCGCTGCTGCCGTACGTCGTGCAGGCCAGTGGGGCAAACCTCCGGCTCAGAATGGCCGGCGACGTCACGATCAACGTCAGCGCCGGGGCGACAGCGTTTGCTGACCTGCTGTATTTCGAGACAACGTCGATCAATTCGTGCTCGATCACGGGCGGCACGCTGACGATCAACGCCGACAACAAATGCGCCCGAGGCATCACTTTCAGGCACACCAACGCCACCCAGGGCGGGCGGGTAGCCATCACCACGCCGGTCACGATCAACAACCTGTTTGACGCCGACGCATCAGCAACACGCGAAGTCACCGGCATTATGGTGCATGGCCTCTATGAGGATGTGACGATTCTCAATCCGCGCGTTGTTGGGGTTCGTAGAACGAACACGGCGCAGGCCAGCAAAGGCATCGCAGTTGTCGGTTACGAGGGCACGGTCCTGATCGACAAGCCCTACATCAAAGACGTCCTTTTGCCTGCTGGCGCTACAAGCGATTGCGACGGCATTGCTGTGTTCGCAAAAGCTGGCGCGACGACATTCGCGCTGCGGCAGGGAAGCGAGGTTATTCGCGATGGGGTATTCATCGACTGTGCTGGCCGGGCTGTCAAGTCTCAGAGCGCTAATACACAGATCATCCGGCCTATTGTCAAACGGCAGTTTGCGACGCCGATCACCGGGTCCGTGGATTTCGATTTTCAGCTCGGCGGCGGCGCGTTGATTGAGCCGCAGTACGAATATCTCAAAAATGGCGCATCGTCGCCGCTTTCTGCGACGCATCTTTGCGTTGCGTTTCACCAGCGGTGTGAGACGACAACATTCGGTCAAATGGTGGCGCGTTCAAAAGACGCTGTTATCCGCACCGAAGTGGCGATATACGTGTATGCCGGGCTGATTACGTCGGCGACAGCGACACGTC